TAAGATGTGGCAGGAGGCATTCTTGAATGCCCGTGAGCATATCGTTGAAGTGTTCGCTACAGATGTTTCGACCGAGGAAGGCCAGAAGGCTATGCTTACATTGCTCTTTGGCCCAGACTATGAGAAAAATATTGGTGGCTCGTGGTTGGCTGGCATCCTGAATATGGACTTGCAGCAGTGGCAGGTGTTCTATCAGAAGCTCATTGAAATGTCGGATGCCTATACCGATGCTCAAAAGAAAGCCTACGACGAAGCAAAGCGCCGTGCCGACTTCGTATTTAATAATCGCTCCGATGTGCAGCAAATCGACCAGACCACAACGACACTCTCTGATGAGAGCAGTTATGTGCAGCGATTTGAGACGGATAAGAGCGTGGCACAGCAGATGGGCCTCACATGGAATATGGAGAGTGACCCAGAGGTGATGCGCTATCGTCTGTTGGCAGAGCGTGCGAAACTCTACTATGAGGAAATGGATCGCCTGCGTCAGCAGGATAAGATATCAGAGCAGCAGCTGACGGAGGCTAAACGTCAGATGATGGACGCTCAGAATGCGATGGCTGATAAGGTGGCCGCGAAGTTCCAGGAGCGCATCGGACTGTTGCAGTCGTTCTCTGAGCCGTTGGCTACCTTTGCTGAAGGGGTAGGTGAGAATTTGGGTAACATGATTGCCGAGACTGAGGACTCGAACATCAAACTGCGTGATCTCGCGAAGGATATGCTGAAAGCCTATGCGAAGATGACTATCCAGATGATTGCCGAGGACTTGACCCGTCGTGTGAAGCGCCAGTTGTACTATCGTCAGGAGGAAGCCGATGAGACCCAGCACCAGGCTACCATGCTGCAAATCCAGCAGGCTTTCGCCACTATCATGCAGACGGTACAGGCTACGAGCGATGCTACCAGACTGGCACAGCATCAAACGGCCAACGCTACTGAACTCTCGGAGGAAGCAGCAGCTACGACGGGTAAGGTGAGCCTCGGTATCGCCGGTGGTGCCGCTAAGATCATTGGTACTCTCGGTTTCTGGGGTATTCCTTTGATTGCCGTCATCAGCGCCTTGCTGATGGGATTGCTTTCATGGGCTATCTCTGCTGCCCTTGGTGGTAGCGATAGTGGTGCTGAAGCATCCGGTCAGAACGTGAAGCTCGCGACGGGTATGTTGACCTATGACAGTGGTAACGTGCAGTCGTTTGGTGGCGGTCAGAATGGCGGTCAGCAGGGACAGACGCAGACTGTGGTAGGTAACGATGGTAACGTGTATCAGACGCAGCATGTGGATAAGCTCTCGACGGGCCTGGTGACTAAGCCAATATCGACCATGGTAAACGGACAGCCCGCCGTCGTGGGCGAAAAAGGCCCTGAAATGGTCATCGGACGCGAGACTACTCAGGCGATGATGATGAACAGACCCGACCTGATGAACGAGATCGTGAAGTTCGATAAGAACCGCTCAGGTATGCACTATCGCATGTATGATGAGGGCAACCTCGCCGACTTTGCAGAGGGCATGGCCGGTACTGATGCTGCCGCAGCTCCCTCGCTCTCCCAGGAGGATGTGCAGCAGTTGCGCGGAGCCATCACTGAGTTTACGGCTATGATGTTGCTGTTGCAGAAGAATGGTTTGCATGTGAATAAGTACGGACGTGGCGGTATTGCCGAGGAAGCCGAGGACGGTGCTCAGTTTATGGGCCGCTACTCTGGCTCCCGTCTGTGGAACAAGAAAAAGTAATGAATTAATGTTTTAATGAATTGATGAATTTATGGAAGAAAAACTTTTCCCTTACATTGTCGATCTGCTAATCAAACTATTCGACACGATGCCTCCCCAGGAGGAGATAACCCTCGATACGCGCTTGCAGGAGGATTTGAATCTCGACTCTCTCGACATTCTTGACTTCATCCTGGCTGTGGAAACGCAGTTTGGCGTGAAGCTCGACATGAACAATGCCAAGAATACCCGCACCCTGAGAGACTTGGTGCAGGCTGTTATCACCTTAAACCCTGACGCATGCAACAGAGAGTAGTCATCACCGGTATGGGCATCTGGAGCTGTATTGGCGAGGATGTGAAGGCTGTGGAGCAGTCGCTACGCCTGGGACGTTCTGGCATCGGTGCTGACCCACGACGCACGGAGTACGGCTACCAGTCGCCATTGACGGGTATCGTTCCTGATCCGGATCTGTCGCATGAAGGCTTGCGCCGTTCGCAGCGTATGTGTCTGTCGGAGGCAGGTCGCTATGCGTATATGGCCGTGAAACAGGCCCTGGAGCAAGCGCCCATCACTGATCGTCATCGGGTAGGGCTGATAGTCAGCAACGATTCAACGGCCTGTGAACTGGCAGAGGTGGAGGATATCATGCGCTTGCATCACGACTCGCGTCGTCTGGGTGCTGGCGCGGTGTTCCGTTCGCTGAACTCAACGGTATCAATGGCGCTGGCCTCTATCTTCGGCATTGGTGGTATCTCGCTGACGGTCTCTGCCGCTTGTGCTGGTGGTGGTCATGCCGTTGGACTGGCGCTGTCGCTCATTCGTAGCGGACAGGTGGATGCGTGTATCGTGGTGGGTGCTCAGGAGGTAGGGCTGCATGCCTATACGTCTTTTGATGCGCTGGGTATCTTCTCACAGCGTGTCGATGATCCTGAGAAGGCAAGTCGTCCATTCGATGCAGCCCGCGACGGTCTGGTGCCGAGCGGTGGCGCTGCCTGTGTTATTCTGGAGAGCGCCGAGCATGCCGCTATGGGTAATCGTAAGCCCGTGGCCACGGTTCGCGGTTATGGTTTCTGTACGTCGCCCGACATCGTTACGCCTTCAGCAGAGAGTATTTTCCGCTGTATGAGCAACGCCATTCAGGATGCCGACATCAATCCGGAGCAGCTATCGATGATTATGGCACATGCCACATCAACGCAGGATGGCGACCGTGCTGAAGCCGATGCGCTGCTGTCATTGTCGCTCTGGCTGCCGAAATATACATGTGGGGTAGGGAAACCTATCGGTAATCCCTTCGTGGTCTCTACGAAGTGTTTGACAGGCCATGAGTGCTGGATGTCGGGTGTATCACAGGTGGTCTATGCACTTATCCAGATGCAGGGCGGTTTTGTGGCTCCGCATATCAATCTGGAACAGCCGGAACCAGCAGCCGCACGTCTGAATATCCCAACCAAGCCGACAGTCACTAATATCAATCATGTGTTGTGTAACGCCTTCGGCTTCGGTGGCACCAACAGTTCTATCATTATCTCGAAACCTTAATGCACCATCAGCGGATGGGCATTCTTCATTATGATATTTGAATTTTTAGTTAGTAGTTAGTAGATTAGTTTTAGGTTAAGTATTAGTAAAATCTTGTATTACATACATCTGTTTATGTATAGTAATCGTTCGAGGGCTGTGCTGTGAAGCACGGCCCTCGCTTGTCATATATCCCTCTCGCGGCTTTCCCGTCACCAAGGTAATCTAAATCTCACGCTTTCCCGCACCTACGGTAGTAATCAAAATGGTGGCACCGCCACCTCTCTGACCTAATGTAATTAGGGCATAATACCCCAATTTAATACTGGGTACAAAGGTACGAAAAATCCCTGAAACGACCAAAAGATATTCAAGGAAATTTCAAGGATGAATTAATATTTTTCTCCTTTCCCTCTATTTAGGGCATTTCTGGGCATTTCCGAAGGGTCAAAAGGAGAAAATGATGGTTTTTTGCATACCTCATATATATTTTGAGAAAAAATTTCTCTCTGATAGAGATAGAAATCCCGTACTCTAAAAGGAATTGAGCAATAAAGCGAAAGTTCCACTTTCTCCTTTGATTATCAGATACTTGGGGGCGAGGGGAGGTGGCATAAAGCGAGCGGTTTTCATGGAATTTTTGTCATAAATTCCGTTTTCTATTTTTCTTCCCGTGTGTACTAAGTTTTTTAGAAAAAAGGTAAAAATAACTTTTTACCAATGTTTATGTCTGATTTTCAGCGAGTTAAGGCGATTTCAAAATCTCCTTTTGAAATCTTTTCAGAACTTTCGATAACTTTTTTCCCCGTTTTTGACTTTACGGAAATTGGGGATTCGGGCTGCAAAAAGTAGTTTTGAGGTTCAAAAGGAGAAAATATCCCTGGTCAGGGAGAAAATTTCCTCGACCTCGAAAACGGATTATTTGGTGGCTCCGATTGTGTTCAAATGTTAAAACTTACACGATATAAGAAATTAAATAGATTTTTATTTTGTCTATTCAAATATTATGTTTAACTTTGTCCGCGAATAACAAATATCATATAAGGTGAAACGCTTATGAAAATCTATCTCGTTATCCTGAATTGGGTATTGTTGATGTCGCTGTTGACGGTGATCGCGCTGGGCATTCTCGGTGGTGGTTGGACGTTACCTGTCGGCATGTTTATTGGTTCGATGGCTACCGCCGGTCTGATATCCTATCAGTATAGTAAGGATGAGTCGCCCGACAAAGACTGGAAATGGCGCAAGGGTTATTTCCATAAGGATTATCCCGTAGAGACATTGGTACACCTGTTTCTTGGTACCCTGTGTTTTGTTATGTCATATTGGTTCTGGCGTGGCTTCTGGCTGATGGGCCTCGGTTTCTGTCTGGCATGGCTCATCAATATCCTGGTGGAATGGGCCTGGGCCAAGTGGCATAACTATTACAACTATTATAATAATAAATAGGTAATGGACTCTATTTTCGACCGCATGTGTTCTGTCTATACCGACGCGAAAGATAACGTCGGGCGTTTCGTAGATATGGAAACGGGTGAGATCATCCAAGCGATGACCATCCGTGAGTTCTGTATGACGGATCGCTGGCAGCCTGTGGTTGAGAAGTTGCGTGGCATGGTAGAGACGATGGGCGAGAAGGCTGCGAAGGCATCTGACGAATACCGCGAGACCAAGCAGTTCCTTCCAGGCGCTACACTCTCCGGACTCTTTGAGCCGCGAGAGGTGGAGGTGGAAAAGACCAACCGCCGGACGGGTGAGAAGTTCATAGTGAAGGAAATGGTGTCGCGTCGTGGGTCGCATCTGGCACAGCATACGGGATTTCTCTGCATAGACATCGATCATCAGGATAACGAGAGCCTGGGCGATATGAAGAGCATCCTGCGTACCCTTCGCCACCGTCCTGAAGTGGCGCTGCTGATGAAGTCGTGCAGCGGTACCGGCTACTTCGCTCTCATTCCGTTGCTCTATCCGCAATACCATAAGGAACAGTTCAAGGCCCTGTTGCGTGAGTACTCGGCGCTGGGCATCCAGATAGACCGTAAGTGTGGTGACGTGACTCGCATACGCTTTGCTTCGTATGACTCAGATCCCTATATCAATGAACATGCCCTGTCTTATGCCGGTGTGTGCTTAGAGACCAGCGAACAGGTGTTGGCTCCGAAGGCAGCGGTGTATAGCAGCAGTGGCGAGAGTGACGACCAGTTGGTTGAGCGTGTGCGCCGGATGGTAGAGCTGCTGGAGCGTACCAATACCGACATTGTGAATGACTACGATGTGTGGTTTCGTGTGGGCCTGTCGTTGGCCAACCTTCCGGCACCCTACGGCTTCGAGTTCTTTGACCGCGTGAGTCGTATCAATGTGTCGAAGTATAATGCGAAGGATGTGGAAGAAAAGTTCAAGTACAATTCCAGTCCGGATAAGATCTCGATAGCGTATTTCTTTGCCCGCTGTAAGGATGCGGGAATAACCCTCAGAGGATATTAACTTTTCAACGATTGATATGCAATTAATAAAACCTACAGTTGAACTTTGGCCCTCTCCGGAGGTATGGCAGGAACAGGTGGCTCGTGCTGCCCGTCTGTGCTACGCTTCCGAGGGTGGCCAGAAAAGCGCAGAGGACTTCTGCGACATGTTGCTGAAGCGTAAGCACCTGTCGATGTTCCGACATGGCAGCGCCTATTTCGTCTTTGCTGTGAAGGGTGAACCCGACAACAGCGTGTTTCCCTTGTGGCTCATTACGGCCCTCAATAACACCCCTTATGTGTGCATCCGCTACCATAAGGATAAGAAGAAAAAGGAGCGTACCTTCTTTGTCTCTACAAACCGTCATTTCCTGATGGATGCAAAGGCCATCGCTAAGGAACTGAAACCCTACGAGGTGACACTCCAGGACTTTGTGGCCAAGGCTAAGGAGTTGAATTTTCCGACGGCCTTCGCACTCATTCGTTATACCGTCTGTGTGACTACACAGATATCTACTTCGAGAGAGCTGAACCTCACTTCGCCCAACAATATCGCCGAGCAATCGACACGATATGTCAACTTTGGCAAGCGTGGTGGCATCACCATCTGTCTGCCGCATTGGTATGAGTGTGCGCACTGGTCGAAGAAACTGCTGGCGCGTGTCGGTTGGAAGATGTCGGAATGGTGCTATATGCTGGGCCTTCGTCTGGGACTGCCCGCACAGGATGCGCGTGGGTTCCTCTGTCTCGATGCTGCTACCCGTGTGGCTTACACTTACAATGTGTTTGAGTGGCGCAATATCATGCGTCTGCGTCTGACAGGTGAAACCGGTAAACCGCATCCCAATGCACACATCGCTGCACAGCAGATCCACGATGTCATTTTACCCCAGATGCGGGTCTATGGCGGTGAAAGCTCGACGTTACTATAATAATAATTATGATAAATAGGTATGAAACGACTTCTCGCCCATCGTGCCATTTATAAGCCGGAAGGCTCCGCAGCGGAGTATGCCGTATGGGGTTGCAATCTGTATAAAGGTTGTCGTCATCAGTGTACTTATTGCTACCTGCGTCGTGGCCCGATGGGAAAGCAGCTCGGTGGTGCTGTGCCTGAGATTGAGAAGAAAGTGGGTGGTACTGAAGAGAAGGCTTACCGACGCTTCTGTAAAGAAGTGGATGCCTACCAGGAGCAGTTTAAGACTGACGGTGGCATTTTCTTCTCTTTCAGTACTGACCCCTTGCTTCAGGAACAGTGGAACCTGACATATCGCTGTGCGCGTTACGCTCTGGAGCATGGTGTTCCTGTGTGGCTGCTGACAAAAACGACATGGTGGTACCGTAATGCCCAATTCCTTTGGGAGTATCGCGATTTGTTGCACATTGGTTTTACGCTGACGGGTCATAATGAACTGGAGCCTTATGCGCCCAGCAATGCCGACCGCATCACCTTCATTCGTCGCCTGCATGATATGGGTTTCCATATCTGGGTATCGTTGGAGCCAGTGATTGATTTCGAGTCGTCGCTGACGTGTATTCTGAACACTACAGGACTGGTGGAGGAATACCGCATCGGCCTCCTGTCGCCTTACTCTAAGAACCGCTACGACTGGCAACAGTGTGACCGTTTCATGGATGCCGTTCACAAACTCCAGCGCGAGAACGGTTTCTTTAAGGTCGTTTGGAAGGATAGTATCAAGAAATTTTATAATGAACAAAAACCAGAATAATTATGGCAGAAAAGAAAGAAACTAAGCAGCGTCCATTGAAGAAGGGCGATTTTGTCCGCATTGCAATGGAAGTGATGATGAAACAGCATGAGCCTAAGACCAAAGAGGAACTTCAGGAGTTGAAGGCTCTGGAAAAAGAGGTAGAGGGTCTGGAAACACAACTGACCGCACTCGTTGGAGGTTATATCATTCAGAGCGACTTGCTCCAGAAGCATACCTCGATGGCCCTGCTGATGGCAGCCTGCATCAGTACGTGCGATATCCTCTTTATGGTTGAGCAGTTGGGTGACATGAAGGGTATCACTCCCCTCGATGCCTTCAACGAACTGTTGCCCGTGTATAAACCCATGCAGGATGCCGTGCTCGTGCAGCGTATGGCGAAAGCAGCCGAGGAAGCCAAGCATTCCCGTAAGAAAAAGAAACCAGCAGTGAAGGCTACTGTGAACACGGCAAAGAAGGCTACGCTGAAGGTAGAGAAACCAAAGAAGTAATGGATAAGTTGCAGATCATCCGCTTTACGCAGGGGCTTACTACGCTGGTGACAGAGGGTAAGAAGGATATGACCCGCCGGTTGACCACAGACCGCCGACAGTATGAGGTGGGCGAACGGGTGGCCATCGCCGAAGGTTATGGCTTTATCTGGCGTAGTCTGCCCACTCCTGGCGATAAGATCAGGTTTATCCATCGCTTGCAGCGTGAGTTGGGTGTGGAGCATCCTATGCAGTTGCCCGCGTGGGAAAACAAACTCTTTGTCCGTCCGGAGCTGATGCAGTACCAGATAGAGATTACCGAGAAACGTCGTGAGCACCTTCAGGATATCTCCGAGGCCGACATGTTGCGTGAGGGTATTTTCCATGGTATTATGAGCGCGACGGACATCAAGACGAAGGAAACGGGTGACTTTACCTGGCTCGACATCAAGCGTAAGAAACTCCCTAACGGAAAGTATCATGTCAGCATTCGCCATAACATCCATAGCAATCTGCGTGAGTGCTTTATCGACATGATCGACCATGTATGTGGCAAAGGCACTTGGGACTCCAATCCCGAAGTCTATGCCTACGCCTTCAAACTGATCGACCTTTATCCCAAATTTTTAGAATAGTATGGATAAGCTCATTGATGCCACAATCATATACGGTTACTTGGTGCCGGTAGTCATCTTGTTTATTGACTTTCTGGTGGTGACGTGCCGTAATGCCTGGACTGGTAAACGCTATTGCAGTAGTGCTTTGAAGAAGCAGCTGATGATGTTTGTTCCAGCATACAACTATTTCTGGGCGTTATTCGTGGTATTAGATTGGACTGACTGGTTAGGAAAACAGTTATCGAAATATTTATTTAAACACGGTATTATTATGACGAATTTAGACGAAATGGCCGAGAAATATCTTGGCGCAGTAGAGACTCAGAAAAAGACTGAAAACAAAGATTTTGATGGCAAGTTTACTCGTGGTGACATGGAAACATGTTATGTGACGGGTGCCTCGGAATCGCAGGTGTTACAGGTTGGTCAGAGTGGTAGCTTTGGCCAGGCTATCGGTTCGCTGAAGCATGGTTTTCTGGTGGCCCGTGAAGGTTGGAATGGTAAGGGCATGTTTTTATTCATGCGTCCGTTTGACATGTTGAAGGATGACTTTATCATCGATACTGTGAAGTCGTTGCCCTACAACTTCAAGCAGTGGGTTAAGAACCATCCCAATGAGCGTAAGGAGCGTTTCTTCACTCAGTATATTTGTATGAAGGCTGCTGATGGTTCTATCGTGAATGGTTGGCTGGCATCGCAGACCGATATGTTGGCCGACGATTGGGTTTTGGTTGATCCTGAGAAGGTATAATCATGGCAAATAGAACACAGCAGAATCCAGTAGTCAGTTCCGATGAGTGGTACACCCCTCGTTGGGTGATTGATGAACTCGGCCCGTTTGACCTCGATCCGTGTGCGCCTATGCAACCTCCATACGAGATTGCGCCGTTGTCGTTCAATCAGGAGCAGGATGGATTGAGTCAGACGTGGCCCGATACTGCTGTTGTGTTTATGAATCCACCTTATAGCCGTCCTTTGCTTCGTCCGTTTGTGGAGAAACTGGCCAAGCATGGCAATGGTATTGCGCTGCTGAAGAATCAGGTGGATAATTTGCTGTTCCAGGAGGTCATCTTTACTAAGGCTGCCTCGATGCTCTTTATGCGTCATCGCATCAAATTCATTACGCCAGAAGGCTCTACTGGTTCGCCGTTCTTTGGCTCTGTACTCGTTGCCTTTGGCCATGAGTGTGACCGTCGCTTGCGCCAGTGTAAGATTGAAGGTAAATATGTGGTGTTGAATGTGTAATATATGAATATATTTTTAGAGAATTGAACGTATGACAAAGAATGAAGTAAAAAAGCATGTTCCTGATGTGTGCGTACAGAAAATTACGCTCAGGAATTGTTCGGCTATAGCTACTAAAGCGAAGGTCGTAGCAGAAAGTATGGGCACCGGTTTGATTTGTTATGATTGGAATGGTGAGCGTGACCTACTCAGTATCTTTACCTCTTATGATTTTAAGGATTTCTTGGATTTCCTGAAGCCTGGCGTGAAAGTCACTAATAAGTATGGTGGTGAGTTTACTATTGAGAGTGAGCCGTATTTGGAAAACTGTAGAATGTGCGTTCGTGCCAATGGCGATGTCTGGTTTTGTGATGTGTTGTATAATCCGACGTTGAACTATAAAGGAATGTTACAATGAATAGGTCTAATGTTGGAGTGAAACAGGGGGGGGGTAAAATCGCCCTTTAGAGGAAACGGTCTGAGTCGTACCGCCATGCTGTTTAAAATAGCGACGCTGGCAGGTCACAAACTGACTATTCCAGAAATGAATAAGTTTAAAGAGGTGAATCCTCGTAGTCTTGAACAAGTATATAATGAAGTGGTTCGCGTAGGCGATGCCGGTAATGCCCGATTCGCTTTGCAACTGATATTAAAATAAGATTATGGCTGAAGAAAAGAAAGAACAGTTGACTCCTGAACAGGAGTACATGAAAGAGAAATCGGCAATCCTGGCTGAAATGTCTGAGGTGTTTAAGAAGCATAATTGCGATCCAAACCTCTCGATAGAAATTCTGGCAGAAATGCTGATGCAGATTTTTGTTGGTATGCAGTGGATGACTGATGAGAAGATGGAGCATTATGTATTCCCCTTCTTTAAGAAATTGAAAGAGCGTGCAAAGGAAGTGTTGTTTAAGACCCGTAATAGTCGTGCAGCACAACTTCGCAGACAGGAAAAGCAGGCACAGAACGAAAACCCTCAGAATACAAATTAGTAGAGTTATGAATAGTAATATATTTCGTGCAAAGGCCGTAGATGATGGTCGTTGGGTGGTAGGTGAGCTACATATTATGTGCTCAACTCCGCATATTCATATTTCTCCGTTGGAATCTGTTAGAGTTAATCCTAACACCATTGGAAGGTTTACGGGTTGGTTTGATAAGAAGGGTAAACCAATCTTTGAGGATGATATTCTTGCATTGACTATTCCTGATGGCACTACTCGACTTTTTATCGTAGAGTGGCAACGCCAGGTAAGGCATCTGGCAGCATTGAAGGATTTTGTTCCTGATGGCAATCCGGTGGAGATTAGCGGATGGTGTTTTACTTGGGGAAAGAATTGTCTGTTACCATCGGTTATAGGCGAGGTGCCAGACTATAATCGTATGGAGATTGTCGGAAATGTTTATGACAATAGAGATTTACTTGAACCTGGTGCTGAAGAAAATTTCCATGGTCAGCGTGAACTTATTGGTAATACATGCTGTCTGTCAAATAAACCTGGTGTGCAGGTGTTCATGTATGACCTGAAAGATGAACGTGGTGAATGGTTGGCTCGTGTCATCCTGACTTCTGATGGGCTTTATATGGCCTATTCCGAATATGGCAATTTCTATCATGTCTTTAACGCTCCTGGTAAGGATGGCATTCGTAAGTTTATGGTAGGTATCTCGCCAGATTATTTTGGTGGTAAGCTCTGCGAAGTGGAGTGGTTTACGTCGGCTAAGAAGGTTGAAATGGCCGCACGTCGCCATGCTAAGTTCATCCTGCCGGTACTCCAGCAGGCTATTCGTGAACAGTTAGATCAAGAAAAATAATGGCTGAAATAAAGAAATATCCAATATCATTGACTGTCGTGCTGGAGTGTTCTGACAATGAGACAATCGACCGCGTGATGGTTGAGAAATTTCAAGCTGAGAAAGTGCCTCTGCCAATCTTTACGCGCTTTATGGGTGCCGTAAGTAGTGCTCAAAACAAACAGAAGCCTGATTCTGATCTCGATTGTGATGATTTCGAGAAAGGAACGCCAGAAGGTCGTTGTGACGGCATGGGACATTATCTGTGTGATGAATGCAAGTATCGTAGTCAGGAGTCTATTCGCCAGAAACATGAAGAGTTTCTGTATCGTAAGAACTACTATAAAAAGGATAGGCCGATGATTCGTGCAAGGGTGATAGATTCTGGCGAAGAGGTGATGGTGGATGATTTTCCCATAGAGGATTTTGGCACATCGTATTATAATATGTGGCATAACACGGAGAGTGGAATTACCTACCATGACGATGACTTGGAATTTATTGATGAACGTTTACAGAAGATAGACTGATGAAGGTAGAGAATTTAGACACAGCAGCGCGATTTGCTGAGAAGCGTAAGAAGTTGGTAGCAATAAAAGAACTGCTTTCTTCGTATGTGACGCAGGCAGAGGTGCATGTGGTTGTGAATATGGGTACCACTAAAAAGACCGCAAGCATCCATGAGGAAACTTTCAATGCCCTTATGTATAAGCTGGTGGAGTCTGAAATAGTAAATATTGATCATTTTGTAGAGCAATTATAGTATGGCAAATATGAATGTTGACATAGCGAATTTGTTGAAGGATAAGCGTGGACTCCTGGAGTATCTGGTGAATATGATTATGGCATCGGATAAGTTCATGCAGAACCTTCCACAGCTTCGTGAACGTGGTTGGACTGAGAAGGGTATGTTGGATAAGGTGATCGAGATTACGGCTATCCAGTCGAATCAGTTGAAGCACCTGGCATTGATTGCCCTCCTGATAGTGCAGAGTCGCGACTTCGATACGAACGTGGCACTGTTGATGAATAAGATGGGCCGAGGTGACGAAGCCCTTCAAATCCTGATGCGTAACAAAATGGAGGGAAAAGAATAGTATGGTAGAAGAATCGCTTTGGGGTGTGTCGCTCTCGATGGCAGCAAAAGAGTTGCCGATGACGCAGAGCATTATTGCACAGACATTGAAGAATATGCAAGTGTGCCAGCAGAAGTATAAGAAAACTGAACCTGAGTACGAACGACTGAATCACTTGATAACGATGGTTGGCGCTATCTCCTATATGATGACGGGCGCAGAAGCCGCTCTGAATGCTATGGTGATTGATATGATGAAGGAATTTAAGAAGGCGAAAGAACAAATCGCCGAACAGGACTCAAACGAATAGTGGTGTCGAAGGTGAATCTGATAATGGACGGCTTCAAACGCTATGCTCAGGTCGCATCAGAGCATGGGTTTACGAGGGAGCAAATCGTCTGGGTTTGTAATGAAGTCCGGAAAGAAATTCTGGATCTTCAGAGGCATCCGAGAAGATGGGTCTTATCTGATTTATTAAAAAGGAAATCGAAGGTGGTAATGGATATGAATAAGGCAGCCGACATGGTTCGGCAGATGATGGCTGATGAGCCGTGTGTGTTGCAGATAGATTTGGAGCACAAAGTCCTGGTATGTAATGCCGGTGGTGGTCGTATTCGCCTGGTTGCCCTTTCTGACCTTATCGACCCATACGAAGTAGAACAAATGGAAGCAGAACAAAAATTAAAAGAATTGAATATATGAAGATTAATATTGTAAACAAGTCGCACCATCCCCTACCCGCTTATGCTACTGAGCTGTCAGCCGGTATGGATCTGCGTGCAAACATCGATGAGCCGATAGTGCTCAAACCTATGGAGCGTCGTTTGGTACCAACGGGATTGCATATCGCTTTGCCTGTCGGTTACGAGGCACAGGTACGTCCGCGTAGTGGCCTGGCCCTAAAGAAGGGTATAACGGTGCTGAATGCACCTGGTACTGTGGATGCCGATTATCGTGGTGACGTGGGCGTTATACTGATTAACCTCAGTGATGAGCCGTTTACCATTGAGGATGGTGAGCGTATTGCCCAGATGGTCATTGCCCGCCATGAGCATGCAGAGTTTATTCCCGTTGATGTCCTCGATGAGACAGAACGTGGTGAAGGTGGTTACGGACATACTGGTGTGAAGTAATGACATCTAAGAAAGTGTATATTTCTGGGCCGATAACCGGCTGTGATCCTGAATGGGTAGAATCGCAGTTTGCGAGGGCTGAGAAGAATCTAATAGGCTTGGGCCACCGTCCCGTTAATCCGTTGAAGATGTGGGGATGGTGGAACTGGCTCTTTCGTCGCCTGCCCTACCAACTCCAGATACTTATTGATATCTGTAAGCTGCATGGTTGTGATGCTATCCTGAAACTCCCCATGTGGGACTACTCTCGTGGTGCAAAGCTCGAAAGTGCCTTTGCTGAATTTTGGAAAATTGAAAACCTGAATAAAGACTATAGTAAGTAAGAAAATCACTATGCCTAAGATCTATCTGCGTGTATCTAAGTATGTCGGTAGCTTTATGCGTGCCGATGGTAATGGAAACTCAATCTCAAAACAGACTCCTATCCAACTGTCGCAATGTTCAGACGAATATGCCGTGATGGTGCATAGCCTTCGTATCGTGCCTGAGACACAACAGCGTCGTGCCTGCTGTTATTCTCAGTCTGCCTGGAATAACATGTTGCGTGGTCGTCTGCCTGAAGGTGGTAAACCGATCATCCAGCGCGACCCGAAGGATTACCTGACCTATGCCGAGGTGTGTACGTTGGAGCGTCTGCCTAACAAGACCCGTCGCGAGGCTTACGAGTTTCTGTGCATCGCCCTGCCCAGGGAGATATATGTGGATGGTCGTATAGAATTGGTCAGCAGCTCGCATACCCTCGATACGTCGGCTGCCAACCAGCTTCGTAGAATTTTTAGGCATAGGTTCATCCGAGAATACCTTTACTTTGAAGAGCGACAGCGTGACTGGTGTCGTGAGCAGCGCATCGATCGCACGGATGTAGAGATCCTGGAGCGTTTCTTTATGAAGTGGGATATTCCAGTGTCGCATGATAACAAAGAGCGTGAACACCTGCGTCGTCAGATATTCCGCTGGCGCAAGGAAGGTAAGCGTATGGCGAATGAAGCCGACGTGATAGGTGATGCTGAGATTACGCGAGTGGATGAGTACGAATTAAGGGGTGGATTACCGAAATACGAGTAAATTGTAAAAAAGGTCAAAATCGACTGCGAAAAGATGTTAAATAACGAGGTGTTTTCTATGTTTTTTTGTCACACCCCTGTCACACCCCTAACGTTAGAGTAATAACCATCAAAAAAGATAAGATTATGAACGAGAATTTATGTTTGGAACTTCGCCAGGATGACATCGTGCGCGTGGATGTCTATCTGGCCTCGCAGTGCAGCATGCCTGTTCCTGCCCAAGTGAACAGCGTGCAGTTTGTGAATAGCAATCTCTTTACGGGTGCTCCGGTGCTGACGCTGACATTGCCGCTGGGTGATGACGTGCCGATGCAGGATGTGCCGACGCTGAAGGTACAGAATGCTCGCCAAGCCTCTGGAAACGTCTATACACACGACTTGCAGGCCGCTGTGCAACTGGCTCGACAGCAGGTAGAATCGGCTATTGAAGCATTGAACGGCAAGGATTTTAATGTGGTCTATACCCGCAATAATGGCGCTAAGGATTTGTCCTACGCCCTGCCTAATGCGTCGATGGCCACCATCGATGAGATGCAGAGTAACAACAGTGTGACCACTCTGAAAATCAAGTTGCAGTCCATGTCGGCCCTCATCCGTCTGGCATCACCAACCAATTAAACCGGCCTCTATATATAATAAGGTATATTGAATCTAACCACGTAAATAACAGTAATTGTTCCATCCCCGATGGCGTTGTGAAACGCTGTCGGGGCTTTTTTATGCCCTAAAACGTCCTAAAACCCTAATATACTAAGGAAAACCACATCACGACCTCGCCCGCACGTTTCATTACTTTTGCGATAGAATTTTAAACTAAAAGCGAAAAAGTATGAACGGATTACTGGAAATATTGTCAACGAAGAAGTGGATGATCATGCCTGAGTATGTTCATGGTTCTCGCACAATGTGGGAGCAAAATTTGAATGGTCATATCGGTTTGGAGTTTGACAAAAAGAAAAAGCCATACGCCATGCAACTCATCAAGTCTGCCGAGGATGCCGCTCCGGAAATCAAGGAGTATCAGGTTACGGAGCAAGGCAAGGTAGAGTCGCGCTGGTGGATGGAGGACATGGATGCGCCTTTTGTCAATGTCATGCCGGTGGCTGGCCCTATCACCCGCGAAGGTGGTGCCTGTTCTTATGGCTCTATGGATCTGCGCGACTGGCTCATGGAGGCTGCTAATAACGAGTTCTGTAAGGCACACGTCTTTGTCATCAACTCCCCTGGTGGTTCCGCTTGGGCTATCAATGACTTTAAACAGGCTATCGAGTATGCGCATGAGCGTGGTCAGAAGGTGTATGCCTTCGTTGACGGCCTTTGTGCATCAGCAGCTATGTATCTCGCTTCTGTCTGTGATGAAGTGTACTACATGCACCCCAAAGATTTGTTTGGTTCTATCGGTGTGATGGCTGTGTTCTACACCGAGAAGAATGGTACTACAAACAAGTACACCAATGAGACCTTCCATGAGCTCTACGATCCTGAATCGTATGACAAAAACAAATGGTATCGTGACCTCGCCGATGACCCGAAGAATGATAAGGTGCTCATCGAAGAGTTGAAGGAGGATGGCGTACAGTTCCGTAAGGACATTCAGGCTGCTTTCCCTGCTGCTAAGGAAGAGCACATCCATGGTAAGCTGTTCGAGGCTGATAAGGTGACTGGCATCCTGTGTGACGGACAAATGACGCTGGGTGAGGTGATTACCCGTGCCTTTGAGGTGGCTAACGGTTCTGCCGAGCCTATCACTCGTGTAAAGCCGGTGGCTCCGGAGGATGACGTGCCAGAGGATGACCCCGCACCAGCCGCTAATGCTAATTCTTTAACCCCAAATAATAACAACAGTATGAAAGAGTACAAGAACATTGCCACCGCTTGCGGTGTAGAGGAACTGGTACAGACCGAGGAAGGCGCACATTTCGTACCCGAAATGCTCGACGCGCTCGACCAGACTCTTGAACAGCATGCAACTGAAAAGGCTGCTGCTGAGGAAAAGATTCAGACCCTTCAGGGACAGGTTGACAACGCCCAGACTGAGCGTGAGGAAGCTGTCGCTAACCGTGAGAAGGAACTGAACGAAGCTCACGAGCAGGCCATTGCTAACCTCAATGAGGAGCACAACCAGGCCATCGAAAAGCTCAACACTGAGCACACTAAAGCTCTCCAGACGGAGAAGGATGCACGCGAGAAAGCCGAGGGTGAAGCAAAAGACCTCCAGGCAAAGCTCGACGAAGCCAATCAGATTATCGCCGACCAGAAGGGCCAGATCGAGGCTATGACTTCCGCTCCCGCTTCTGAGAAGGGTGGCTCTCCTGCCAACAATGGCCAGGGCGCAGAAGCTCCCGCTGCTGAGGAAGGTGGTATGCCTGCCTACGACCACTCTAAGTCTCCAAAGGAGAATAAGGAGATTCGTGAGGCATGGAAGAAGGCTCACCAAGTTTAAGCATTTCCAATTATTAACCCTTTAAAAACATTAGAATTATGGCTGACAACAAAGCTCCAGAGTTCATCGGACGTGAGGCGCTGACCCACGTAGCCGAGCAAGTTGGTAAGCAGATCATTATGGGCCCCGCTTACGAGGATCCTGAACTGCTCGACCGTCTTGGTATTAGTGTGATTTCAGGCGTACAGTTCAAAAAGACTGATCACCTGTTGGTTCGTAAGGGTGGTACCACTCGCCGCAAGAAGGTAGGTACACCTGTAGAAAACAAGATTGGCTTCCTGAAGGAGCGCACCCTGATTGCGAAGCTGACATGGAACCGTTACAAGGACAACATCGACAACTACGTTGAGACTGTCTTTGGTACAGACGGCAAGCCTGGTGGCGAATACCCCATGTCAACCGTAGCAGTAGAGGCAATCCTGAAGAGCTATGCTGAGGATTTGAAGTCCAACCTCTTCTTTGGCGACATGGAGAATGAGGAGAGTGCTGATGAGGACAAGCAGAAGCTCTCTCTGTACGATGGTTTCCATACTGACATGGCCCATGATATTGCCGACGGCATTATCAGCGTACAGAACAAGAACCTGATTGCTTGTGACGCTATCACCGCTCCCGTTGATGCTCACGACTCTACTCCGTTCGACACCGTTTTGGAGTGGTACACCAAGTGGGATGGTCGCCTCCGTCAGCAGAAGCTCGTGAAGCTGCATGTTGACATCCTGCGCGGTCTCTACATCGCTCAGGGTTACAGCAACAAGTATCATGGCAACTCTAAGGTGAACTACCTGCCTAACGGCAACTTCACCGTGCCTGAAATGCCTCGCGTAGAGTTCTGTCCCTCTGACGCTTGGGGTGTTGGTACTCGTATGATGGCCACTATTCCTGGAAACCTCCAGTATGGCGTGGATTCAGAAAACAACCAGTCTTTTGTTAAGACTCAGTTCGGTTCGGATGAGGACGCTCAGGATGTGATTTTCCAGATCCAGTCAATCCAGGGAACACGCATTATGAATCCGCTCCCCAGCGCATTCGTGATGAGCGATGGCTCGATTGCTGAGAACGTCATCAATGGCGACTACACCAACTCTAAGCTGGTTGTAACTCTCGATGGTGCCGACGCTGCCGCTAAGGTACAGGTCAATGGCGAGGACTACGATGAGCCCGCAGAGTTCGCTCCTAACGCTCTGATCACCCTGAAGGCCGTTGAAGGCACTGCCGACGGTCATAAGGTATTCAAGCAGTGGAGCAATGGTAAGACCGATAAGGAGATCACCATCACCGCTACAGGTATGCCAATGGCTCTCACCGCCTTCTTCGAGTAAAAAAGTCTGGGAGGGCGCAAGCCCTTCCGCTTTTTCCTTTCTGCATTAAGTAATCACTATTAAAAAAGAGTAAGAATATGGGAAATATTAATTGTCCTGAGCTGGCCGACTACCTGAACGAAGAGAACTGCCTCGAAAACATCGGTGGTACATCGGCTGTAGCATATTACTTCGTGAAGGGCGACCTCGCTGCTCCATTGACTCTTAGCGGTTGCATCTACTCTACTCCTACCTTCAAGAGCGGTAAGGGCTTGTATAAGTTCGACCTGAAGGATGAGACACAGCAGATCAAGGGCGAGAGCCAGGGTAACAACGGTGGTTTCAACCTTACCTACAATGCTACCATTGAGAGCGTCAACAAACGTATTGCTGAGTTGAGCCGTGCGCTGAACAACCTCGACATCTGTATCATCGTTCCTGATGGTCAGACCGGCGACACCCAGATTATGTACGATCCAAACCATCGCGTGAAGGTAGAGCAGGGCGGTATCGCTTCTGACACTGGCGCTGCCACTTCTGACGATCGCCAGACTACACTGGAGTTCCACTTGAACGGTGTTCTGTATCAGAACCTGTACGTGACCGCTCCTGAGAAGGGTGGCTGGGAGTCGCTGCTGGCTTCTGCACAGCCAGCATCTACGAACCCCTAAGCGCGTTTCGTTTACAATCATAAGGCCCGCACCGAGGACTATCCCCGATGCGGGCTTTTTCTATCCCCGATTTTTGTCACGTAGTTCCCCGATAGGTTTCCTACCTTTGCTTTCGTGAATTTGAATATCGAATATCGAAAGTAAAAGAGTATGGAAAAAAAGTTATTCAATCAGATGTCGCAGCAGGAGCGTAGTTCCTGGCTGGCCGACTTTCAAAAATGGTATGCCGCCACTCTGCCACAGATTGAGCAGAAGGGCGTGACCGGCGAACTGAAAGCGGAGTTTGAGCGCGGCCTTCACATGATGGAGCCGTTTGCCTACTGCCGTGCGTTCGTACAGGAATCTCTCAGGTTTAAGGATTATGGAGCCCGTCGTAAGTTGCTCCGTCGCTATGCCGATAAGGTGGCCACGGAGGTACAGGGTATGATAGGTATGATGAAAACCGTGGATCTTAACGACCCCAATCTTCTGACTCCCCATGTGGGCCGTCCTACGAAGGATGAAGCGGCTGCCCGTCAGTTGCAGGCCGAGAAGGAGCGCCAGGAACAGGAGGAAAAGGAAGAGACACTGTTTGGTAAGAAGAGTGATATCCCCGTTGTAGAGACACCCGACACGGAATCGGTTTCTGGTTCGATGGGTGGTGGCACGCTGCTTCGCCTGGATGAAATCAAGTGGTTGCTCTCCCCTGCCATTCAGGAGGCCGTAGAGACCGTGCGCGATTTGCGTAATCAGGAGAGTGTGAATGCCACATCTGCCAAACTGTTGGCCGAGCAGGGTAAGCCGGAGTCTGAGGTGGCAGTGTTTGCAGAGCAGGCCATAGAGTGTAAGAAACTGTACGAGAACATCTACGAACATGTGGATAGCGAACTGGCTCATGTCTATGTGCGTCTGAAGGAAGATACCACCTATATCGCGAAGATCCAGGCTGCTAAGGCCGACCCGCAGGAGTGGCGTAGCAAGCTCCGTGTGTATTGGGATAAGTTTGATGACCAGCAGAAGGCTACCATCAAACAGCAGGTCATCGACGACATCAAGCGTAACGACCCTGAGCAGGCAAAGATCCGTGAGGCCGATGAAAAGAAGAAGAAGGAAATCGCCGACCTCATTAAGTATCTTACCCGTAAGGATAAGCTCAACTCCCCTCGACGTGTAAAGACAATGGAGGAGCGTTATCAGCAGCTGGTGGAACTGGCTGGTGAGGAAGATGCAAAGCACTACTATCCCGTTTTGGAAGCAGCCCGTAAGGATGCGGAAAATTATACTATTAATAACAAAAAATCAAAGAACAATGAAGAAGAGTAAAGTTATGACAGTGCTCGGCGCTATGGCTGCCGGTGCTCTGGGTTTGGTATCATCACCATCGGGTCAGCAGTTGGCTGAACAGTCTATGCAGCAGGTCAAAGGCCAGCAAGTCACACAACAGGCTCCGCAGCGTTACCTCAATCAGCAGGGCCAGCAGGCACAGCGTGCCAATCCTGGTCAGACGGTGCAGCAATATCTTCAGAATCCCACCATCCCTGGTGGTGGTGGTCTGCGTATCGCCGGTAACTACGGCATGTCGCCCAAGGAATATGGCGAGTACCTGATGCGCACGGGTAAGGATAAGTATAATAAGCGCAAACGTAAGCATATTGCCAAAGGTATTGCGTAATGTCGAAGCCCTCAGAGAAATACTTTGATAAGGTCGAACGTTGGCTGTTAGGTGGCATTTCCATCGAAAAGATGGTGATGTCGCCCGACCAGCGTTTCCGTGCCATGCTCGCCTATGAGGTCTATCAGCGATGGCTTCAGGATAAGCAGCTACGTGCCTCTGATGTGCTCCGTAACATTGCGGCCCGTGAGTACCCTATCCTACTCCGTCGTGCTGCCGAAGGTGACGCAAAGGCCCAGGAGTATGTCGATGCTATGAATGTGCGCCCTGGCATTCCGCGTACACCGACCGAGATATCTAACGATCTCGCACTCTTCAATCATATCATCGGACGCTTTGAGGTGCCGATGGATAACATTGAACGTGCGAAGGTGCAGGATGCCTCCGACTGGCTTATTCGCGAGGGCATGAAAATGGGCGACCCCAGAAGTGTGAAGTCAGGTGCAGACCTGAAGATGGATCTCTACAACGGCTTCAAGGAAAAGGATGATGCGGAGGAGCAGATGCCTGACTCGGATATTGTGCTGACGCATGATGTCTCTGTCGTGAAACGTGACCGTGTGAACTACACCGACGAAGAGCGCAAGAAACTGGCCCGTCGCTATGGTCTGACCGACAAACAGGTGATTGACATGATTCAGAACAGTGACGGCACCTGGGAAATGCCCGACGAAGAGGGCGACAAAGAACCTGAAAAGGATGTGTTTGACGAAGATCCATTGCCATGAGGAAGGTTTATTTAAATTATAAGCAATACCTTATATATTTAATGAACGTGCGCGACGGACGCTTACTTGGTGCCCGTCGTTTCGGTAAGACTGATGGCACGTTAGGCCCTCGCATCTATCGGGTGTCGAAGTCCATGCCCCGTGCTACGAACATCTGGCTTGGTAACTCGCGCAAGCAGCTATACACCCGTACCGTGCCTGGTACGATAGCAGCTATTGAGCGTTTCTTCGGACTGAAGGAGGGCCGTCATTTCGGCTGGGGAAAACCGCCTCGTTGGGTGAAGTCGCCGATTATTAAGCCAAAGACCTGGGATAACTGCATCTGGTTTGCCAATGGTACACTTTGGCAACTCATTTCACTCGCCGTCACCGGATCTGCCAACTCTATTACAGCCAATTCCATTGTGGCTGATGAGTGTAAGTTCATGTCGAAATCGAAAATCGATGGTGAGGTAATGCCTGCCCTGTCGGGTATTGTTGACCCCTACGGCAATCTGGGCTACACCGAGGATAACCCGATGTTCAAGAGCACCTTCTTTGCCTCTGATGCCTCATTGACCAGCAAGGGCAACTGGCTCGAAAAGGAGGAGGATAAGCTCGACGCACATCCGGACACAGGCCCGTTGGTGGATAAGACCTATCGTGAAATCCAGGATGAATTGCAGGCGTATGCCGAGCGCGTCATCTACTACAACGATCTGATGGATGCAGCCGAGAAAGATAAGTGTGTGCCTATCGTACAGCGTCCGGAGGATATCAAGGCAATCCGCATCAAGGCAGAAGCCATGATGAACCACGAAGGGCCGTTTAAGATTCTTCCTAACTACGGCAAGCGCATTAACAAAGCGATGCTCGACATGGCCGTAAACTACAAACTCATCACGCCTGAAGAAGCAGAATTGATTTTCTGTCATAAGTATCTCATTACCCCAGAACAGGACTTCGACATGCAGATGATTTATCAGTCGAAGTCGTATGCAAAGAAGATCCGTGAGTTACAGTGCAATGCCTTTGCCTTCTGGCGTGTTTCTACCTTAGACAATCTCGATATTGTTGGCGAGTCGTACATAGCTCGTATGGCTCGTGACCTGCCGCCGGTCGTCTTTGCCATATCTATTCTGAATAAGAAGGTGGCTAAGAGCAACGACGGCTTCTATTCCAATCTCGATATCGAGAATATTCACGGCTATATTCCTGATGATTGTCCGGCTATCGACAATTCGTTTACCAAGCGTATGGCGACGGGCATCGTGGGTGGTACGATGGAGCAAGAGGAATACGAGACACCTAACTTTGGCGACCTCCAGACCATTAAGGATTGTACGCTCGATGGTGACGTGGTGGATGCTGCCCCTCTGTATATCAGCATGGACTACAACGCCAATATCAACTGGGTCGTTACGGGCCAACTCTATAAGCGCGACAATCAGGAATGTCTCAATGTGCTTTCCTCTATGTATGTCAAACATGAGCGCAAACTGCGTGAGTTGATGGCCGACTGGAACCACTACTATAAGCCTAAGATGTCGAAATGTAAGGATGTGGTGTATTTCTATGATGCTACGGCAAAGTTCAAAGGCTATGCCATCGAAGGCATGGAGGATTTTAAGGATGTGGTGATTAATGAATTGACCCGTTACGGTTGGAATGTACGACCTGTGGATATGGGATCGCCTCTCGGTCACGAAAAAAAGTATGCCGATATCAATGAGTCGCTGGCTGGTGTGAGTTATCCCGCTATCCGCATCAACCGCGAGAATAACGAGGCGCTGATTGTGGCTATGCAGACAGCAGAGGTGGAAATCGGTTATAAGGGTTTTCGCAAACGTAAGAGTGGTGAGAAACTGAGTGAGGACGCTGACGATGCAGTACGACTGGAATACCGCACCGATGGCACTGATGCTTTCGACTCGCTTTATATCGGTTGCCGCTATCATCTTACGGCCATGTCGGGTATGTGTCTGCCTATTCCTGGTTAATTATTTCCGTACCCCCGATAATCAGTTTGTCACGTAGTCGAAGAAGTCATTTGCTAACTTTGCTTGCAGAAATTTTAAAACGGAAAGATATGACAAGTCTTGATTTCTCTTACGATTATCCCAGCTTTGTCTCGACGGTGTTCGAAGGCGACAGCAAAGTGAGTATGGCCTTCGACCGTGAGGCCCTGAATTTGGTTCATGTAGATACCCGTGCGGATGAGAACGATGTTTGGCGCAAACTGCGTTCCTTCACCATTGGTACCAAGAACGAGTTTTCTCTGACTGGCTCTGCCAGTGGTCAGCAGTATCGCCTACGTTGTGATGCGCGTCCAGTAACATGTGAAGTGGAGCCCATCAAGAGTAGCGGTGGTGGTGGCTCTGACATTACACCAGGCGTACCCATTCCAAAGGACACCGTGAATAGCGACTCTATTCAGGATGGCACCATCAAGCGCGAAGATCTCTCTGAGGAAGTCTTGTCTGGTCTTGACGAAATGAATAACATCGGACTGACCGAACAGGATATTGAGGATATCTTCTTCCCTGATGGTAATGCTCCTGATACGGGCGATGATGACGATGAAGGTGGTGATGACAATCAGAACCAAAACGCCGAAACGCCTGAGAACCCTGAGACATCGGAAAATCCTGAGACTCCTGAAAATCCAGAGAATCCCGAAACGCCTGAGACTCCGGAAACACCCGAAAGTCCGGAGCAACCCTAATCAAGTCTGAAACGGCGCTTGCGCCATCAGAATAGTTCACATTTTTATTAACCCCAAATTATTTTCAAGCATTATGGCAAAGAAAAAGTTATCTGAACTTGAGTTGATCCTCAAGAAACTTGGTTTTGTCGCCAAGACGTACACGGATGAGCAGGTTGCTGCTAACGCCGTTCACATCATCGAGCAGGGAACTGCCGAGAGTGGCTATCTGAAAACTTACATCTTCGCAAAGGGTGTAACGTCGGAGGCTGAGGTTACTCAGGACAACCTGATCGGTAAGGTCAACATCCCGAAGGACTTCCTGGTAACAGCTGTGAAGCGCGTGACCGTCGAAGCCGGTACTGGTGCCCTTGAAGGCAAGTGGGTGATCGTATCTGAGAACGGTACTGCCGTTACACCTTACGAAGCTCCTTCTTCTATCAACGCTGCTGGTATCTGGGCTCTGTTCACCATCAACGTGAAGAGCGGTTCTGCAACTGACGAGTACCTGAGCGTGAACCTGAGCGAGCTCATCGACGTTTACACCGGTGGTAATGGTATCGACGTTACGAACAACGTCATCACCATCGACCTCGACGCTAACGGCGGTCTGGAGTTCACTGGTTCTACCGATGGCGCTAAGAAGCTGGCCATCAAGATCGACAGCAGCAATGCTAACGGTCTGGCTCTGACCTCTGCTGGTCTGAAGCTCGCTCTGGCTACTCCTTCTACCGATGGTGTCGGTGGTACTAACGGTGCTATGTCCGCTCAGGACAAGGAGAACCTGGACAAGCTGAACATCGCTCTCTGCTCTGACGCTGAGATCGGTAGCTGGTTCGGTTACGCTTCTGACAGCACTATGGTTACTACCACTCTGCCTGCTGTAAGCGACGACTCCATCGAGGACGAGTAATCCGTGATGAATGACTGACGGTGGCGAGGGTGTTCCTTGTTATCCTGGCACCCTCGCCCACCGAAAGTCGTTTGCTGTAATGCAAAAAGTATGAAACTATGGCAAAGAAGAAATTAAGTCCACTTGGTCTGTTGCTGAAGAAGATGTCAGTACTGGCCGTGGCCAAGTTCGCTACTAATGTCGCACATGCAGCATTGAGCGACCGCGTGACCCAACTGGAGGCCGACGACGGTAGTTTCATGCTGTCTGTTGACTATGATACCGGAATGCTTGTGCAGACCGGCTCTGTTAATGGTACATTCGGTGTGGATTACGAGACAGGTTACTTGACCTTCACGCCCGCACCTGCAAGTGGAAACTCTTAAAATGATAATGATATGCCTTTAAACATCGCAAGAATCTTACAGAAAAGCAAGGGTGCCTACAGTGCTTCCCAGCAGTATGATATCCTTGATATCGTACAGCAGGGCGCGGCCCTCTATGAGTCGAAGAAACCGAATAATATCGGTCATGCGGTTACTGATACTGACTGGTGGAACCTTCACTATGACCTCTCCGAGGCCATTGCTGCCGCTACCAGTGTCAATATGCCTACGACGGAGGATCCGACGCTGATTCGTCGTATCATGTGTATTGGTACTGACGGACAGCCGCACGCTATTACGCCGCTGACACTCATTAAGTATGTAATGGAAACGCTGGTTGACTACGATGTCATCGCACGTCCGAAACCCTCTAACAGTTAGTAGCTAAGGTATGAAAAGGCTCAATAACTCCCAACCGTTGTCGGTGACGATGACCTTTCGCCCCTTGACTACTGTGCTTCGCATAGAGCCATTGGGCAATCTGTCAACGACGCAGTTCTACAGCCAGGCAGCGCTGGAGTGGTTTCCGGATCATACCAAGACTCCGGTGTTCGATGAGAACGGTCATCAGACGGACGGGACATTGCGCCTGCATGCCAATTACTTCATCCAGGATGAAGATGGTCTGATTGATATGGCCGATCTCTCTCCGCAGGTGTTCTGGTATATTGATGATGCCGAAAGCGGACAGGTGACAGATACCGACCCGACGAAGGATTTCTATATCGTTGGCCGTGATCTCTACGTCCGTAAGAACTTTACTCACCTGGCAGGCGCGAAGGTCTATTGTGAGGTACGTGTTACCGACCCCCGAAACTCGCAGCCGATAGTCCTCTCCGATACGTTGCAGCTCAATGCCGTACTGAAGGCGAAGGAACAGTATTCTATATCGCTCCTGTGTGATAAGACGCTGAAGCACTATCCGCTTCATGCTGCCTCGCCCATCTACGATATAGAGGCTGAATGCCGCAAGGGTGCCATTCTCTATGACGACCGTGTGGCGTGGTTCTGGGATTATTCCGACAATATGGGTCAGACGTGGAAAACCATCGATGCCTCGTGCCTCTGGTATGTCAGCGGTAAGAATACCAAAAAACTGAGAGTTGACATGGATTATATCGAGTCGCTGATGGTTCGCTGTCGCATCGGTGTGACCAACGGAGCTCAGACTGCTGCTCCTGATGTCAACAATGAGGCTACGGCAAGTATCGCATGGCGATGGCCCAAGCTCAATGCACAGGTATTCTCCTATGGAGGCGACCGCATTTTTGCTGAGAATGCCAGCATGCGTTTCGGTCTGATCGTACATTGTCAGAAGCACAACGACCTGACAACAGCGGAAAAGAAGCACTGGCTTCTGACCTCATGGGTCATCCGTAAGCAGGGCAGCAGTGCTTCGCCGGTGTTCCTTAACAAGCATGACCTGGAAGTGGATGTGCCACAGTCATATCTCTTCGGTCAGAATCTCGAAAAGTTCATCCTCGACCCTAACCTGGGTATGCGGGGTGTCTATGACATCGTAGGTCTCTCTGGTGGTGATGAGATAGAACTCTCTTTCGGACAGACCTTCGCAATACGCTCTTAAAAATAACTCTTTAATACATTATTTATTATGATTAAATCAAAGACAACTCTCGCTTCTGGTGAAGGAATCTCGAAGGTTCTTACTATCACCAATCAGAACAATGTCTATGAGGCAACGCCCTCAGAAGTCATGGAGGGTGCTACTCCTTCCCCCTCAGTAGGTGCAATCGCTACGCAGTACACCTTGGAGGAGTCCAGTAGCCCTGCTATCAATCTCTCTAATCGTGGTGCCGCTGAACTTTACCAGGCTCAGATGGGTGGTTACATGCTTTTAATTAAGAATGGTAAGGTCTATGCTGCCAAGCTCAATGGTTCAAATTGGGATCGTTTTGCTGATGGTACGCCAGTTACTAACCCTGAGCTCTTCGAGTGTATGGTAAAGGTTCCTGACTGCCATTTCAAGGGTCAGGGTAAGCACATGGATTTCGGTGGCCTTACTCCTATCGATGGTGGTAAGACGTTCGGATCTCCTCATTGGGTTGGTGCCTATCTGATGGGCTATCCTGCCAATGGTAGCAATGGCACGAACGACTGGCACTCTCGCCCTGGTTACAAGCCCGCTCACAGTAAGACAATGAAAACCTTCTGGGATCGCGTACAGGCTAACCTCGGTTCTGAATGGGGCCTTGCTAACTACGGTTTCTTCTGCCTGATCAATGCCCTCTACCAGGCTCGCTATGGCAATCTCAATTCACAGGCTACCATCGGTGCCGGTTTCCAGCATTCGAATTGGGAGGCATGTCGTGACGTGCCTACTGGCTTGCTGAAGCATCTGGGCGATGGTTCTGGTTCTGTGCTTTACAATGACTCCACCCTGGGCGACCAGTACCCTGTGAAGCTCTTCGGCTTCGAGGATCTTTGGGGTAAGTTGTGGGAGTTCCGTCCTGGCATCCGCTTCTATATGGATGGTCAGACTCGTAAGGCTGTTGTCTATAATGGCAACATCGTAAGCAACACCGTAAGCAATGGTGATGCAGCCTTCGACCATGAGTTTGAATGCCTCTCTGCTGCTTCTGGTAGTTACATTGTATCTATGCAATGTGGCGAGTTCTGGGATATGATTTGCCAGAGCGTTAGCGGTGGTAGTGCTACGACATACTACTGCGACGGTTATTGGGCCGCTACTGGTGGGGAGCTGCTGGTCGTGGGTGGTTTCGCCGATGATGGCGCTCGCTGTGGGCTTTCGTCCTCGCTCTCGAATCGCGCCTTCTCGGACTCGTACTCGCTCATCGGCGCTCGCCTGGCCTTCTACGGAGAACCGGAAATCGTCAGCGGCGCGGAGTTGGTGGCATTGGCCGCGTAGCGGACAATAGCCAGCCAACAGGCGTTTTCTCGTAATGCACGGGGCTGCGTAGCAGCCTGAGCGGAATTAGGCGCGAAGCGCCCTGTGCCTTTACTTACAATCGAATTAAATAACTAATTAATAAAATCCAGAAGGGTAATCCGCAAGGAGCCTCTTAACGGAGAATAGATCTTTGACATGATGATGACAGCAACGAAGAAACCATGATGGTTTTCCTGAATTGCACAAAGATATGCGTGTGTGGCCTGATAAGTGAGGTTCCTATCCTTCTACTACTTAGCAGGAATAAGTACACACGAAGTATGGTGGTGGTGACATCTACCATGCGAAAGGCAATACAACGTGGAGCTGCTGAACGTGGGTGGTAACGCCAATAATGGCGCTCACTGTGGGCTTTCGAACTCGAACTCGAATAACGCCTTCTCGAACTCGAACACGAACATCGGCGCTCGCCTGAAATTCTATACATGAAAGGGATTCTTTGTATTCCTTTTTCCAGAGCTTCGTTCCCCTTTACAATGGTTACGTGTTGACCGAGGTAAAGCTACGGAGCACACGTTTGCGCCTGTCTCGATGGAGGGATAAATCCCGACAGAGCGAATTAGGAGGCGTTGGGTATGAGCCGCAAGGCAACAGAGTCCCCTCACGCAAGTAAGCAATGCAGTTGTACGCATATACCGAACCCCTGAGAGCCGAGAAAGTGTAGAAGGCCGTTAGAGAAGGTCGTTGTAGTCAGATTTGTGTGGGTAAGTATATTGTATGGCAGAACTGGCCTATAAGCGTAAAGCCAGGCTGAGAGGTAAGAATCGAAAGGTTCGTTTCAGTATGGTTTACGACATGAATAACATTCGTGTCGGTGAGAAAGAGGCGCGTAAAGGCAAGGCTTCTCCAAGGAACTATCATAAGGGTGTTCGTATCTTCGACAGCCGTCCTGATGAGTTCATTAAGGAGATACACGATGCTTTGGAGGCGAGAACCTATCACACCAGTAAACCGACGGTCTGTGATCAGTTGTGTCCCTGTGGTAAGGTTCGCCGTCTGACGAAGCTCCCATATTATCCTGACCACATCGTTCATCACGCGCTGATGAATGTGTCCTACCCTATAATGAAGCGATTCTATTACTATGATTCGTATGCCAGTATCTCTGGTAAGGGTATGCACTTCGCATCCAAGCGTGTGAAACGATACATCAGTGAGCATGCGAAGGTAGGTAGGTTGTATTGGATTAAGCGGGATTTCGTGAAGTTCTATCACAACATCAATCAGCAGAAAGCCTTCGACTGTGTTTGCGACCTCTTCGGCGACAGTGGCATCCGCTATCTGTTCCATGAAGCGGTTACGGTCTGTGAGCAGGGATTGGGTATAGGTTTGTTTCCTATACAGCCCATAGCCAACCTCTACACATGTGGCGTTTGCCGTGAGGTGATGCGTCGTTTCGAGGTGAGGATATTCGTCTATTGCGATGATATCCTGCTGATCGGAGAGGATAAGAAGGAGGTGTGGAAGGCCAGTAACTTCTTAGAGGAGTATGCCAACAAAGTGATGGAGCAGCCACTACACGAAGAAGTGGGGATGCAAGTTATCGATGACGAGGATTTCTGCGATTTCGTGGGCTATCGTTTCTATATGAACCGCACACATCTTCGTAAGCGCATGAAAGGCACCTTTATGTGTCGTATGCACAATATCAAGGATCCTATGATTCGCTATCAGGTTGCTACCTCCTATAAGGGATGGCTGATGTACTGTGATGGCTTCTCTTTCTGGTGCAGAGTTATGGGAATGAAATCTTTTAAGGAGCTGATGGTTCCGAAATTTGAGGAAGTGGATGGCGAGGGTAAGCGTATGCTTAAAGGTACGCGATGCAGCGCCTCCATCTTCGTGGGCCGTGAGATTATCTTCCGTGATGCCGAGATTGGTGTACGTTCGAAATTCAGCAAGAATGGCAGAGAGAAGAAATCTACGCTCATTCAGGTAGAGGAGCATGGCCAGCTGTTCAAGTTCTTTACAGACAACCAGAAGCTCATCAAGACGATGGAGTATGTGAAGAATCAGAATGGTTTTCCGTTCAAAGGCACGTTGGTGAACACGAATAAGACCGGTGGCCTTCCTGACTATGAGATAGAATAGTATTCACTTTTAAATAATAGCTATTATGACAGAGATTAAGAAAATCGAGTTTAACGAGCAGCCCAATCTCATCGAGTACGAGGGTGCTCAGGTTCGTATCAATTTCGACGTAGAGACTGGTACGGCAGTGTCTAACAATGGTGCAGAGGGTGGCGAGCAGGAACCTCGTACCGTCTATCTGGCTTACGTTGTGCGTATGGATAATCCGCTTAACGAGGAGCGCGTAAAGGAGGCTGTCATGGCAGCCGGATTCCCTGAGTTCAAGGCCGACGAAGTGGCTGCATTGGTGATGAAGAGTGTGATGGAAGGCTACGGCAACGAGTCTGGCATTTTGGCTTATGCAAAGAAGGCTGTCATTGCCCGTATCAGTCAGTATGACATCAGCGATGCCGTCAACAACTTCACCTTCGATGCTATTGATATGTGGCTCCCTCGCGAACTGCGTCAGACCCTTCGCCAGCGTTTCAATGATGAGAAGGAAGAGGGATTGGCCCAGACCAACCTCGTGTATGGTGAATTGGTCATCACTCTGCCTATCGACCAGGCTATTAGCCTGATTAAGGATCTGGAGCGTTATGCCCGTCAGTGCTATGACCAGACGGCTCGCCACAAGGCTGCTGTGCTGGCTCTCGACAATGTGGCCGATGTGCTGGCCTACGACTTCACACAGGGCTATCCCACACAGTTGGATTTCGTTGGAGAGGAATAATCCTAAGCTCATTCAAAGGATATGATTTACAGTCTGCTAATCTCATGCCTCCTGGTCATACTCTACGTGGGTGTGACCATTTGGAGGCATCAGCATCTACCAGAGAGTATTTCTTCGATGGTGTATAACCTGCCGAAGCCCTGGCAGTGGGTGTGGACTGTCTGGATGTGGGCCGTTACCTTTACGATGGCTCCAGCCTTCATCGAGGCTATGCCCGACACTTTCCGATTCCTGGCATTCCTTACTATCGCTTGTCTGCTGTTCGTTGGTGCTATGCCGCTTGTTAAAAACGAGCGTAACACGTTACACAACGCCCTCGGCATTGCTGCCGGTGTATTCTCGCAGGTGTGTGTGGTTATTATGTACTTCGATTGGATAGCCTTTTGGGGATTCTTCCTGTTCTTCGCAGGCAGCAGCTATATTCAGCCAGAAGGATGGCTGGGTCGCACGGTCGATGGTAAGAATGTATGCCTCTCAGAGCTTTGCTGTTTTATTACAGTGATAGGTGCTATCATGATCATTCTTTTGTAACTCCTAAATTTTGTCTATTATGCCAAATTCAATATCCAACCATTTCGCGATTACGGCACTTCAGGAGGGTATTACCGTACAGGGCTCTCTTCGTATCAACGGATCGCTCTCGCAGAATTTCAATCCCCGTAGTGGCACTGCTGTTCCTGATTGGAAGGGCGATGCTTCTACCCGTCCGTCGCTCTATCCAGTTATTCGTCGTGGCTCGGTATATATGAGTAAAAATCAGATATTCCAGGCTAAGTGGTACTACAACGATATCCAGATTCAGTTTGATGCTGATGGCAAGTCCACCAACTTCAAGGATTCTGCCAACGACCCGCTTTTCCATTTGGGTACGACGACCGTAGAATTGGGAGGTGTCGATGTCCTGGTAGAGGAACTGACTATTATATCCAACCTCGCTTCTGAGGGTAACACCGACCTCGACAGCATCAGCTATCAGGGTTCTGTCGAACTCAATGGTAAGCAGCTTCAGTTCCCGATGTGTTCGGTTGACGTGAAGATTGCTGAAATGAGTACGCAGGGCTATCTCGGTCTGCTGTCGCCTGAGTCTGCCATTATCTCCGCAAAGACGGGTGCTGGTAGCAGTGTCACCATCAAGGCTTCGCTTTATGATGACAGCGGACGCGCACCTGCCTCGTGGTTCTGTAAGTGGTACGATGCCGGTACTGGCACTGAGATTTCCAACTCTGCTGATAAGAAGCAGTTGACCTTCAAGGAGTCCGACGTAACGGATAACTTGGTGATTCGTGTTGATTTCTTCACCGACTCGGCTCATACCAATAAGGTGACTTCTGCTTTTGCCTCTATCGATGATACGCAGGATCCAGAATACCTCTATATCTCGATGAATGGTAGCAACAGCGATTTCAGTGGTCAGCTGTCGCCTGGTGAGAGCGTCATCGTGACGGCATGGGTAGCTACGATGGAGGATTCTACGGCTATTAATACGGCTTACAACACCTTCGGTCTGAAGTTATATAACGGTAATCAGGGTGAGATATCCGGAGGCCCGTCGATGACAGTTACCAACCATAAGGGATCTGTTACCATCGGTTATGATTTCGTGGCCCAGAACGGCTATAAGATTATGGGTATCGTGACAGCGCAATAACAAGGCGCTGCCCTAATTCTCAATTCTCAATTTTCAATTTTCAATTTCGAAGATGAATCCGGTTATATCGAATAATTTCGCATTGACGGCCCTGAAGCAAGGTGAGGACGCATTTGTTTGCGACCTCACCAATCAGATGGCTCAGATTGCTGTCGATGCCAGTAATAAGGTCATTATCCAGACTGTTATTAGTACAACGGCACGTATCATAAAGGGTGCAGGCACTATTCCTTCTGGCGTTACTCCGACTCCAGCTGCCTCTATGGTTATTGCGGGTGTCACGCCAACCGTCAACATTGTTGATGGTGAAGCCACCTACACCTGGACGTTTGCCAAGGGTACTGTTATCAGCGATGCGCGTACCGTGAAGAAGATCACGTTGACCTACGATGGTCATTCTTATAAATCCGACTTCACGCTGGTTACTGATAAGTCTGGTGCCACCTATGACCTTCTTCCTTCGATGACCGAGATTCCCTTTGTGCGTGATAATGATAATGTACTCATTCCTGCTTCTACGACCATCTATTGTGGTTACGTGAAAGATCAGAACGGCACAATCACCACTATCAATGGTAAGGGAAATAACCAGCATACCAATATTGACGGACTCTATTATATTTATTATCGTATTAAGAATGCTGATGGCTCGTTTGGTAGTTATACGCAGATGACTAAAGGTGGTATCAAGGTTAATAACTCTGATACTTATGCAGCTATTGAATTTATCCTGTCATCAGCGAATACGGTTGGTGGTATTGCCGATGGCAATATTCGTGATATCGAGGATGTGCCTGTAGTTCGTCAGAATGAGCGTGGTTATGGTATTGTTTGCTCTGTGCAGCGTGATAACTTTACTGAAGCACAGTGGAACACCGATCCTGGTTATGGTGTTATAGGCCATGAGGACACTTGGGCTGATACCAGTGCTATCCGTAATAATGCCCGCAAGGGCGACCTCTTTACGGTTGTTGGTGCTGCTACTGATACGCGCAATGGTCATACGGCTACCTACCGTTGTACTAATGCCTCCGGCAACCTCGCTGGTGTCTGTATTGCTCATGCCATCAGTAAGGGAGGTTTGAGTATTAATTCGGCTGACATCGTGTTTGTCCTCAGTGACAGTGGTACAACGGCTCCTGCTGATAACGTCGCATGGAAAACGACTTTTGCCGAGTTGGATATTAAAAACGCCAATGCTTCGAAGTTCGTTTGGCAGGCTACGAAGATTGTGCTTTCCAGTGGTACTACCAATTACACAGGTAAGCAATGCCTTGGTAAGGTTAGTGAATTTGCGTCTGTCGTAGAGCAGTATGCTCTCGGTTCTGCATCCGCTGCCACCGGTACATGGCAGGATAACACACCCCCTGCCGCTGAGAAGGGAAAGTAT